TTGCTCAAATGGAGCCTGAGCGTATGTGTGATTGTCGCCACCGGGAAGGAACGAGATGCCTGTTGCGACATCGAAGTTTTCCCAGAGCCAGTTACCGACCTCAAGGAACTCGGAATCCTTGTAGTTGACGGTGATTGATGGCTTGTGATGGCAGTAATGTTCCTGATAAGTCTTCCACAGATCCAAGTGATCCAATGCACGGAGATCTTCCGTTGTAGTTGTACCCTTTGGAGCCTTCATAGCAAAGGTGAAGACCGCTGTGTTATTAGGATTGATCACATCATCTTCGCAAGGAACGCCTTGATCCTTCATGAGATTATAAATTGGATCCTTCTTGTCAATACGGATTCTACGATAATAATGTTCCGCATAACGTGGGTGAAGACCTGATGCAGAATCAACAAGGCATGACGTTGTTCCCTCTGGCTTCACGCATGTGATGGACTTGCTTGGATTGATGCCAAGCTTCTCTGCCCACTTCATGTTCGTTGCCGTTGCATGATCGCGGAGTGTTTCGAGCAGACGTACCAACTTTGGCTTGCCTTCGAGTCCACTAGTCAATTTGTTGTCATAGATTCCGGTCATGCTGACACCAAGTAGACGCTCCTCTTCGCAGTTCTTCTTCCACTCGGGACGAAGGTATGGAAAGTCAACAAATGTTGATTGAACTGTGCCGATGATGGTGGCAATCTCAATCTTCTTCTTCAGCGAAGCAGCGGTGTCATCGGGACGAACAACGACAGTTGAGAGATTGCAGAACTCAAATGGCTTTAGAATAATCTCTGAGCATGGGTTTGTTCCATACTCACAGTTTTCATCACGACCCCATTTGACTGCTTGCTCCTGCAATGCCCTGCGGTTAATCATTCCGCGCTCACCGCTGTGGCTGTTGTAAAGCGAAGTCCATTCTTCAAGGAACTGACCCATAGGAGGACGACCGCGATAGACAGCAGAGTTGTTTGCATAGGAACGGAAACCAGCCTGCTCCCACCATGCACCGCTCTTGCAGAGAGCCATCTCACGATCCGAAAGATCGCTGAGAGAGATCATAGCAGAGCGACGAACACCACCTACAATGACTGCGTTTGCGATTGCACAGCAGATATCGTGACACTCAAGAGCGGTGAGTCTTCGGCCTTGTGCGTTGTAGAACACCTTGACAATAAACTTGAATAGATTGTCAAGAGGAGCGGGACCGCTTGCACGACCACCAAAGGTCTTCAGTCTTGCACCCGATGGACGAATCTTACTGAGATCCCACTTAACGTGGCGACCAGCATAAAGATGGTCCATCAAGAATCTAACTGAGTTGCCCCAACCTTCCTTGGAGTCTTCAACAACATAAGTGATGTTGAAGGCTTTTTCAATTTTGTTTGCAACTTGTGGAAGTTTATCTGTGTATTGGTGCTCAACAGAATAACCAACACCAGTTCCATTCATGAGAATTACAAAAAGTTCTGCAAATGAATCAAGGCTGTCAATTGGCAAGTACGAGCAATTGTACAAGCAAGTGTTGTCATGATCTAATGCAGGTCCTGCAGTCATCAGACTGCGCATGGAAGGAAGAACCTCAAGATTGAGGATTGCTTCTTTTACGTCAGGACGCTCTGCAAGTTGCGGAACTTTATTAGTAAAATAATTCCACCAACGGTCTACACATTCATCCCATGTTTCTCTGCGATTCTTTTCAGGAATCCAGCGAGAATAACGCGAAATAAAAATAAACGATTGAAATGGTGACAAATTTTCTGCCATAATAGGCTACTCCTTAGTTGGTGTCTTTATTTAGTTGTTAAAGTTTTCCACGAAACTGGGAAAAGTGGAGCAACAATTTTATCTATTGCTTCAGCATATTTTTGAATTTCCCATTGTGCGTGGCTATCGATTCTCAGATTATAAACGCGGGCAAATGCGTAGAGAGAACCAGTCCACACAAATTCCGTATAAGTTCCTTGTGGAAGAATAGATCTTGCCTGTTCTGGTGCAACTCCATCGACCAACAGACGATTGTAAAGATCAATACATTCATTTGCAATTCCTTCATATTCTTGTCTCAACTTGATGCAAAGATCCATATCTTCAATTGCACCAGAGCTGCCCTGTTTTGCTCCGTTTGTTGGGGCACTGCGCCACAGAGGAATATAAATTTCTGGTTCAAATGTAACATATCTGCGGCTGACTTCATTCATGACAAGACCGATTTGATGCTTGCCAAGTTGTGCACGAACAAAGATTGGGCACTTTATTCTCAAACTAATTTGAGCGTGACAAAATGGAGTGAAGTGATTATGCTTTGCAAGATAATTAATAAGTTTAGCATCACGGTCAGACAATTTCTTTTCACGATAGCCTGTCCAATTGTGCTCGCTATCCCAATCACTTTCTTTGTTAAATGAAACGCGGGCAGCATTGACAACACTGAGATCGGAACCCATGTAGTCAACCAATTGAACGTGACCGTGATCTAGAACTTTAATATTAGTCTGATCCGCGTTTTGTTTGGTCTCTGTCATTTGTCTCCTCTTCATCATCTCTATCTACAAGTTCAACAGTAACACCCGGAATTTTGGTAAAATCTGCCGCGTATTCGCGGGCTCTTGACCAAAGATCTGGATCCATTTCTTTAACATATTCACCAAAACGTTGAACGAATGTTAAATATGCTTCGCTAGCTTTTAAAATGTCTTCTTCTGACATATCACTATTATCGTCTTTCATTTTAAACTTTCTTCCAGTAAGTATACTTCATTTTTGCTTTAAGTCCAGAATAAACATTATTCATTATTAATTTCATGGTTGTTTTTTCTCCATATGCGATAACCATATCATTAATATCTTTTTTGTCTATTTCGGATGGCCAGATTACTACGTTTCTTCCGGCATCTATGTATCTACCCAATAGTGCAGAAATTTCTGCATTTCTAGGTTCATTATCAAATATGAACACTACTTTTGATTTTGCAATTTTTGCAGGCAATTCTTCAAGCCATCCTGCACCCTGCATTGCCGTACAATTTGGAATAAACATTGAATCAATAGGGCCTTCGGTAACATATATAGTTGACCTAGGATCTATTTTATCTAGATTGTACCAGAGCCTTTCTTGCCCTTCTTTTTTGAGCGTGATGTACCTGATCGCTTTTTCGTCATCAATTGCTCTGCCTTGAACCCCAACAAGCTCACCCACCTCATTGTAGAACGGTATGACGAGTCTGGCTTCCTTATGTCCGGTTCTGTCAAAATCGGCCATGATCTTACTGAAATCAGGGCTGTAATAAAAGTTGCTATACTTTTCTTTCGGAATTTGTCTAGACTGAACATATTTTATCGCCTTATGATCTGCATTGAGTAAGTCAAGCCTTGTTCCGAGGTTAGTGAAAGATGGCTGCTTGACTTCTTTCTTTTCTGTAACCACTGGTTCTGGAGTTTTTTCCTTAAACATTTCGAACGAGTACTCTTTGCATAGTATTGGGCTAACAGACTCAAGAACCCCATATAGATTAGAAGAAAAACCGCAATTGTGGCATTTATATACATAGTGTCCTTTGTGCTCAAAGAAATATCCCCTTGTCTTGGACTTATTTTTCTTTGAGTCGCCACACTTAAAACATCTACATGTGGCTAGAGTTTCTTTCTTCCACTTAAATTTTTCAAGTGAACCAGAAACAAGATTTACATACTTCTTGTCAATATATAGAGTCATTTTGCGTCTTCGAAAGTCCAGCTTACCGCTTTATTTTTTTTCTTTCCGAACGCCGGGTTGAATGCCTGTCCATCATATCCTGATCCGACTCCTTCATCATCCGTGTTATTAGCATTAACAAGATTGTTGTTAGAATTGTCAACATCATAAAATTTCATCTTAGATTTATTTACACCAATTAGGAACTTACGGTTTTTTGTAGTATCGTTTCCACGATTTTTCAATTGCTTGACCATAAGTTGTCCTGCTTCTGCAAGCTCTTCATTCTCAATTAGAGCAAAGAAGAAATCTGCAGTTTGGGGAAGACCAAAACTTTCAGAAGTATCGGTCATCTCCATATCACTGCTCTTTGCGCCCTCGCGGTTGACCTGTGTAGCCGTCCACAAAGGAACATTGAACTGCTTGGCAAGACCACGAAGCTCTTCTGCAATGCCTTTAACATAAGTGTAACTGTTCATGCCATTGCCAAGTTTAAAGCGAGCGCAAGAACAGATATTCAGATAATCCACAAAAATTACATCTGGAATAAACTTTTTCTTAATCTTTAGTTCTTCCATAAGATTGCGGAAGTGAGTAACGTTGGCAGCTGCTGTTGGATATTCCTTGATGATTAGCTTTCCACGGCAAGTTTTCTTGAAATTTTCAACCTTACTTTCGTATTGATTGATTGGCATTTGTTCGAGAACGTGCATGTCCGAGTCCAGAAGATTTGCATCAATTCTTTTTGCAATTTCTTCTTCCGCCATCTCAAGAGTAATGTAAAGAACATTCATGTTTTGTGACAAACATGCTGCTGCATGATGGCAAAGGAATGCACTCTTGCCTACACCCGACGCTGCCATGACTACATTGAGCGTCTTCTTCCTAACCCCACCACGGGTGATTGTATTAAACATTTCCAAGTCAAATGGAATACGTTCTTCAACTCTGTGATAATATTCGTAGCGCTCATCCACATCTTCAAGAAAATCATGCCCGACTCTTGTATCAAATGAGACGGACAAAGCCTTTGACATAATTTCTGGAATTGCATTTTGTGTTTTCTCCTTGTCTTTGCCCTCAATAATACCAATGGATTCCATGATACCATTATAGATGGCCTTTTCTTTGCAAAACTTTTCTGTGTTCTCTACAAGCCAAATGGTGTCTGACTTCTCACCTTCCTTGTACATTTCATCGGAAATAGATACACACCTCTTAAATTCAATTTCACCCAGAGCTTTTTCATTCTCCAATGAGATGAGAATAGCATCCTTAGTTGGGATGTTATTGTACTTAAGAATAAACTTGCTCACGATGTTGAATACTGTTTTTTCACACTTATCGTGAAAGTATTCTTCCTGCAAGAAAGGAACTACTTTTCTT